GAGGTATGGGTACTTTAGAAGAAAAAAATGGCACTAAAGTTGTAAAAGATGATTTTTATCTTGCAACTGCCGCTGATATTGTTGCCGATCCTTCTGCACCTGAAGCATTTGTGCAAGGTATCATGGAAGGTAAAGAATGGATATGGGATTCTGGTGTTTTAAAAGAGAAAGCACTAAATGAAATAAAAAGAAATATTAAAAGTTCTTCTTCAAAAAAATTAACTGAAACAAAGTTGAAAGCTTTTAATAAGTTTTTATCAAATCTCTAATTGTATAAATATAAACAGAGTTATCTCAAAAATATATAGGAGTTTTCAAATGCAAGACAACGAAGTAATTGAATCTGTAGAACAGGAAGAAGAGCTTGAAGAAGCAGGAATTCCTGGAGCAGGTAAAAACAAAGACGGCATGAAAAAAGTAAAAGCTGAAGTTGATGATGTAGGAACGGATCCTACTGTTAATGATGCATCAAAACCAGAATATACTAAAAGTGTAAACAAAGCAGCAAGCAATTCTGCTCCAAAAACATCGGTAAAAGAACAAGCATCAAAAATGTCTCTCATTAAATCTATTTACGATAAACTTGATGAAATGAGCAGAGAAGAAGTTGAGGAAGTACTCGGTGCACTCAATGAAGTTGACGATGCAGAAGAGATCACAGAAGAACAAATTATGAAATATCTTTTAGACGAAGGATATACAGAGCAAGAAATTGCAGATATGTCAGAAGAAGATATAGCATCTATTCTTGAAGGTATGGAAAAAACTTCAAAGAAAGAAACTGCTGAAAAGAAAGCAGTGATTGCTAAAGAAGACATGGAAGCAGATCTTGCGGGTGACGTACAGGCACTCATCGAAGGCGAAGAACTCTCGGACGAGTTTAAAGAAAAAGCAGCAACAATTTTTGAGGCTGCAGTTTTTGCAAGAGTAAATGAGGAAATTGCTAATAGAGTTGAAAAACTTGAAGAGCAATACCAAGTCGAACTTGAAAAAGCAATAAACGAAAATCGTTCTTCAATGATTGAAAAAATTGACGATTTCATGAACTATGTAATCAAAGAGTGGATGGAAGAAAATCAATTAGCAATTGACAAAGGAATTCGTTCCGAAGTTGTTGAAGATTTTATGGTCGGATTAAAGAACCTCTTTGTAGAACATTACATAGATATTCCTGATGAAAAAGTTGATCTTGTAGATGATCTTTTCGCAAAAGTTGAAGATTTGGAAGAATCTTTAAATTCTGAAATTCAGAAAAACATTGAGACAGCAAAAGAACTCAAAGAATACAAGAAAATGGATGTAATGTATACTGTTTCAGAAGGTTTGACGGAAGTTGAAATTGAAAAACTTCAAAAACTATCTGAAGGTATTTCATTTAATAATGAAGAAGAGTATGCAGAAAAATTGAACATGATTAAAGAAAATTACTTTAAAAGTAATGAAAAGCAGCAAGTATTAACAGAAGATACTGTTGAAGATGAATTAAATGAAACTTCTCACGATGCTGATGATTCAAACTATGGAATGGCAAATGAAGCGATAAGAAGATATGCCGATGCTATTTCAAGAACACTTAAAAAATAAATTTAAAGGAGAATAAACAAATGTATCTTTCCGAAAGTTTACAAAAAAAATGGGCTCCTATTCTTGAGCATCCCGAACTAGGGGAAATCAAGGATTCTTACAGAAGAGCGGTAACAACTGTACTTCTTGAGAATCAAGAAAAGTCCATGAGAGAAGATGGTCAGATTCTTGCAAGTCAAAACTTTATTACCGAAGCAGCATCTGATGGATTGGCAGTAGGTGCTCCGAGTGGTGCTGGTAATTATCCAGATCAAGGTGGTGTTGCAAAATATGATCCTATCATGATTTCATTGGTAAGACGTTCAATGCCTAATTTGATTGCATATGACGTTTGTGGTGTTCAACCTATGACAGGTCCAACAGGTCTTATTTTTGCTATGAGAGCAAGATATGACAAGATGAATGGTACAGAGGCACATTACAACGAAGCAGACGCTTCTTATTCTGCAAATAGCAATGTAGGTCAAACATCTGGTGCTCCAGGTTTATTGCTTGTAGCAAATAATGGTGCTGCTGTTGCTAATACTTCTGCAGCATTAGGATCCGCTGCAGGTGCTTTGGATGTCGCAATTGGTGAGGATATGACACCTCAAAACATGGCATTCTCAATTGAGAAAGTTACTGTTACTGCACATACAAGAGCATTGAGAGCAGATTACACAATGGAAGTTGCACAAGATCTTAAAGCAGTTCATGGTTTGGATGCTGAGACCGAACTTAGCAATATTCTATCTGCTGAAATTCTTGCTGAAATTAATAGAGAAGTTATTAGAAAAATCTATAACGAAGCAACTATTGGTGCACAGCACAATACTACCACAACAGGTATTTTTGATTTAGATACCGATTCAAATGGTAGATGGTCTGTAGAGAAGTTCAAAGGTCTCATGTTCCAAATCGAAAGAGAGGCAAATGAGATTGCAAAGAAAACACGTAGAGGAAAAGGTAACATGATTATTACTTCCTCTGATGTTGCTTCTGCACTTCAAATGGCAGGTGTATTGGATTACGCTCCTGCATTAGACAGCAACAACATGAATCCAGATGATGCTGGAAACACTTTTGTTGGTGTATTGAATGGTAGATATAGAGTTTATATTGATCCATATGCAGTGACAAATAGTTCAAACTATTTTGTAGTTGGATACAAAGGTACTTCATCGTATGATGCAGGTATGTTCTATTGCCCATATGTACCTCTACAAATGGTACGTGCGGTTGATACCAACACCTTCCAACCAAAAATTGGATTTAAGACACGTTACGGAATGGTAAGAAACCCATTTGCTAAAACAACAGCACCTGCTGCTAATGAATTAGCAGGATATGATTTGGGTGGAGATTTCGGTTCTGGAACTACAGGTCTTCATGCAAATGAATATTACAGAATTGTTAGAGTAAATAACTTGATGTAATATCATTTCTTTAAATTGCGGAAGTTTTTTGACTTCCGCAATCCTTCCTCTTTCATATCATATAAATAATGATATGTCAACACTTACAAAAAATATAAATTATTTCATACCAACAGGCTTTAATTTCATAATAGACAGAATACCGAATGTCAATTTTTTCTGTCAATCTGTGAATTTACCTGGAGTAAATTTAGGAACGGTTACAATAAACACGCCTTTTAAAGATTATCCTTTAGCTGGTGATAAAGTTGAATTCAATGAATTTAGAATATCATTTGTAGTCGATGAAGAATTAAAAAATTGGATAGAAATTTATAATTGGATTATAGGTCTAGGATTTCCCTCTGATTTTGGACAGTATTCAGATCTGAAGAAATCTCATCCGAATGGAATATACTCAGACGCAAATTTATTCATATTATCCAGTCATAAAAATGTACAGCATAAAGTTGTTTTTCAAAATATTTTTCCAGTATCATTAAGTGATATTGATATGAACTCCATTTCATCGGATACTACTACAACAATTGCAGATGTCAGTTTTGCGTACACTATATATAATATTGAAAGATTGATTAGTGATATTTAAAACATGAGGTTAGATGCAATTAGAGGATATACAAAAATTATGGACCAGTGATTGTACAATTGATGATTCTCAATTAGATATAGAATCTATAAAAATTCCAGAATTACATAACAAATATTTAAAAATTTTTTCAGAAGAACGCCTTAGATTAGTTAGAATGGAATCTAAGAAAAAAAGTTTACAAAAATTAAAATGGCTCTACTATACAGGAAAAATAGATAAATCCAGTCTTGAAGACATGGGATGGGAACCTTTTGAATTAGATATAAAAAGCAGAAATAAAGAAGATCTAAATAGATTTTTAGATTCAGATAATGATTTAATGGAAATGCAAGAAAAAATTGAATATCAAAAAGAAAAAATAAACTATTTAGAAACTATAGTGAAAACATTGTCTAATCGGGGTTATTTGATAAAGAATGCAATCGATTGGAAAAAATTTACAATGGGAGCATGATATATGTCATATGATTTATTGATTCAGGCAAATTTGCCATTGTTTTCTAATGATGGTGGATCTATGGGAGGAACTGAAAGACAGATCCTAACAGTTGCTGAAACACTATCAGAAAAAGGTGTGAATGTTGGAATACTACATTCTATTGGGGATGGAACCGATAAGATAATAAATGGTGTAAAACACTTAAATGTTTTTAGACATCATTATGCAAAATCAAAAGTTAGAGTAACATGCAATCATTTTAATTATTTCGGAAATCAGCACATTTCTTATGGACTTTATAGTCCTCATGTTAGGTCTATTTCTCCATTAGAAATAAATTCATCGGAAAAAATTTATAATTGGATGCACAATTGGTTTGCTTGTCACGATGAGATTCCTAGAATTTTTAATTCAAATGCTATAAAAAATTATGTTTATGAGAAAGGAAAAAAAGTAATTGGTGATCAAGTAATACATTATATGATACCTAAAGGTATAGAAGAACCAGTTAAAGAAAATAGAAAAAGACATTTATATTGGATGAGTGCGTTTGGTAAAGGTATGAAAGAAGCGATAACTGTTTATATAGGTCTTTATGAAAAAGGTTTGAATAGAGATTTATATATAAGTATTCCACCACAAAGACTTAGAAAAGATGTTCAAATAGTTCATGATTTTATAAGAGATTCAAATAAATTTAATTACCCTATTACATTTTTGGGAGAGCTTGATTACAAAAATAGTATGAAGAATTTAAGCAATTCTGCTTGTTTATTTAGGCCTACCATGCCTCAAGAAACATTTGGTCTGGTTTACCTAGAAGCAAACAAACTAGGTGTTCCCGTGATAACTTATAAAGGAGATGCTGGAGAAGAAATTTTAACAGATAAAAATAATATGTTCATCGATGATAAAACCACATTGGATAATATTTTAAAATGGATGGAAAATATAGAAAATAAAAAAACTTCCGTTGATATGAAAAAATTTGATCCTGAAGTAATATCAAAAAAATGGATTAGTTTATTAGAAAAATAAATAAATGCTATATCAACCAGATACACTACTTATAGATAAAAAAGATGAAGTTTTTATGACGGTTCAAACTGAACCAGGTTTAGCACAAGAATTAAGTGATTATTTTACTTTTTTTGTGCCTGGATATCGTTTCATGCCTTCTTACAGAAATAAACTTTGGGATGGTAAAATACGTCTTTTTAATCTTAGAAATAAAACTTTGTATAATGGTTTGATAGATCATGTTATTAAATTTTCAAAGGATAGAGATTATAAAATAGAATACAAAAGTTTTCCTAAAATATTGAATAAATATAATAAAGATGATTTTGAAAGATTTGCTAAATCGTTAAACTTGATTCATACACCAAGAGATTATCAGATTGATGCTTTTTTACATGCTATCAATCATGAGAGATGCCTTTTACTTTCTCCTACAGCATCTGGTAAATCTTTCATCATCTACCTTATTTTAAGATACTATCAGAAAAAAATTTCAAAATTTAAAGCACTTATTATAGTTCCTACAACATCTCTAGTAGCTCAAATGGCAAATGATTTTAATGATTATGCTAAAAATGATTATTGGAATAGTGCCGAAAACATACATTCTATTTTTGCTGGAAGAGATAAAGTTTCAGAAAAACCCATTTACATTTCAACTTGGCAATCTTTGTATAAATTACCCATAAATTATTATGCAGATTTTGATTTAATTTTAGGGGACGAAGCACATCAATTTAAGGCAAAATCTTTACAGCAAATAATGGAAAATACTGTTCGAACAAAATATAGGTTTGGCACAACAGGAACTCTAGATGGAACCCTAACACATCAATTAATGTTGGAAGGTCTTTTTGGTAAAACCTATAAAGTCATTACAACTAAAGAATTGATAGACAAAAAAACATTATCTTCTTTTGAAATAAAAGCTTTAGTTTTGCAATATCCAGAAGATATAAAAAAACAATTAAAAAATATTAATTATAGAGAAGAAATTGAATATTTAATAAATAACGAAACTAGAAATAAATTTATTCGCAATCTTGCAGTTAGTTTAAACACTAACACTCTTGTTTTATTTCAAATGGTAGAAAAACACGGTAAAATAATTTACGAATTAATTGAGGAAAAAGTAAATGAAAAAAGAAAAGTTTTTTTCGTTCACGGAGGAACAGATACTGAAACAAGAGAATCAATTAGACACATTTCGGAACAGGAGAAAGATGCCATTATCGTTGCGTCTTACGGCACTTTTTCTACTGGGATTAATATCACTAATTTACATAACATTATTTTTGCTTCTCCCTCTAAATCCCGTATAAGAAATCTTCAAAGTATAGGTCGTGGTTTGAGAAAAAATAAATCTAAAGAAATAGCTACACTATATGATATAGCAGATGATTTATCATATAAGTCTCATAAGAATTACACACTTACACATTTCGTAGAAAGAATAAAAATATATAATGAAGAACAATTTTTATATAAAATAATAACAGTTCCAATATCTGGATAAAAATGACTATTAAAAACCCATTTAAGTTTATATTATTATCAAATAATGATTTTTTATTTTCTGAAGTTGATATGAATAATTCAAAAGAAGGTTTTATTAAATTGATTGAACCTTTGAGAGCATTGATTAGTGAAGATGAAACAAGTGTCAGTTATAATTTTATACCTTGGATTCCTTTTACTACCGATAGAATAATTCCTTTATCATATAAATCCATAGTTACTATTACATCATTATCAGAAGAATACATAGAATTATATAAGCAAGCAAAAAACACTATATCTGAAAATACAGAGAAAATTCATATTAATGAATTTGATGCTAGCTTGTTAAACTAGGAATTATTCATTCACAGGAGGACATACTTATACTATCACGTTGTCAAGTTTTTGTCAAGCCCTATTTTTTTCTTGACAATTTTAATTTTTTTTGATATCATAGTATCTGAATAATTGAAAGGAGAATTATATGGCTAACTATATTAATAATGAAGATTTTCTTTTAGCGATGATCGAATATAAAAAACAAATAGCAGAATGTGAGAGTAAAAATGAAGATAGACCTCCGGTTCCAGATTATATAGGAGAATGTTTTCTGCTTATTGCTGAAAGATTATCTTATAGACCTAATTTCATTAACTATGCATTTAAAGAAGATATGATTTCAGACGGAATTGAAAATTGCCTTCAATACGTACACAATTTTAATCCCGAAAAATCTAAAAATCCGTTTGCATATTTTACACAAATAATTTATTGGGCTTTTGTTCGAAGAATACAAAAAGAAAAAAAGAATTTATATATTAAATATAAAGAAATGGAAAGATTATCATACTTACAAGATCATATTGAAACTAGTAATGGAGATGAAGGAGATTATATGTCCATGGTAGGATCAAATGATATGAGAGTGATGATATCTGAATTCATTGAAGATTTTGAAGAAAAACGTTTTAATAAGAAAAAAAAACAAGATAATAAAATCAATTATACTGCATCTGTGTATGAAATATGAAAATTGCATTAATTACTGATACTCATTTTGGGGCAAGAAATGATAGTATAGTTTTTCAAAATTACTTTGAAAAATTTTATAATAATATTTTTTTCCCATATCTGGAAGAAAATAACATTAAAACATGTATTCATTTAGGTGATATTGTAGATCGTAGAAAATATATAAATTTTAGAACTCTGAATTATTTTAGAAAAAACTTTGTAGAAAAACTTTGGAAAATGGGGGTTGATACTCATATTATAATTGGTAATCATGATGTTTTTTACAAGAATACCAATGAAATCAATTCTATGGTCGAATTATTTTCTACATCTGATGGTATTAAAGAACCTTGGATATATGAGAAACCTAGGGAAGTACAGTTTGAAGATTCCAGTATTTTGATGATGCCATGGATCAATACTACAAATTATAGTAGTTGCATTGATGCGATGAAAAAATCATCTTCACAGATTATGATGGGGCATTTTGAAATTTCTGGTTTTGAAATGCAAAGAGGCTTGTGGTGTGATGGAGGAATGGATTCAAAAATATTTGACAAATTTGACATGGTAATGAGCGGACATTTTCATCATAAATCGACAAATGGAAATATTAATTATCTAGGTAATCCTTATGAACTTTTTTGGAGTGATTATAATGATCCTAGAGGTTTTCATATCTTTGATACAAAAACAAGAGATTTAAAATTCATACAAAATCCTTATAAAATGTTTTATAAAATATATTATAATGATTCTGATAAATCATATGAAGATATAAAAAATAATGATTATTCACAATACAATGGTTCTTTTGTTAAAATAATTGTTACAGAAAAAAATAATCCATATTGGTTTGATGTCATGTTGGATGAATTATATAAGAATAATGTGGTAGATATATCTGTTGTTGAAAATATTGACATGGAATTTGAAAATGATGATGATGTGATAAATGAGGCGGAAGATACTTTGACCATTTTAAGTAAGTATGTGGAAAGTTTGAATGTAAAAAATAATAAAAAAGAACTTGACAATTTACTCAGATCATTATATAATGAATCATTAGACTATAATTTATACAGTTAACATTTTTTATAAAGTTTGATTATGGAAGAAATTACGTTTGAATTATCTACAGAAGATATTGCAAAAATTGCTTTGATGGCTCATGAAAATGATATGAAATTGAATGATTTTATCGTCAGAATACTTTCAGATTATGCAAGAGAAATGATTAAAGATTCTGAAAAATTGGAATTTCTTGTTGAAAGTAAATAAGAGTTTTTATGATTTTTTTTTCAAAAATAAGATGGAAAAACTTTTTATCGACAGGTCAAAATTTCACTGAAATTTTTTTAGATAGAAATCCTACAACTTTAATTTTAGGTGAAAATGGATCAGGTAAGAGTACAATGTTGGATGCTCTTACATTTTCACTTTTTGGAAAACCTTTTCGAAATATCAACAAACCTCAGTTAATCAATTCCATAAATGAAAAAAATGCTATAGTCGAAGTTGAATTTACTATTGGTAAAAAAAATTATCTAGTTCGCAGAGGTATAAAGCCAAACGTTTTTGATATATTATGTGATGATGTATTAGTCAATCAAGATGCTAAATCAAAAGATTATCAAGATCATCTAGAAAAAAATATTTTAAAGATGAATTTCAAATCTTTCACTCAAATTGTTATTTTAGGAAGTTCATCCTTTGTTCCTTTTATGCAATTGAAAGCTCCTGATCGAAGAGCAATTGTGGAAGATTTATTGGATATTCAGATATTTTCTACAATGAATCAGTTACTGAAATTTAAAATATCAGATAATAAGACAGAATTGAAGGACAATGATGTTCAAGTAGAATTAAATCAAAGTCATATTGAAATGCAAGAAGAATATATTTCAAAAATGAAAGAAAATAATGAAGAATTGATCAATACAAATCGCAAAAATGTAGAAGATTCTGAAAAACAAATTAAAGCGTTAAATAAAAAAATAAAAAATATTTCTGATGAAATTGAAGGTTTAACATTAAAAATTTCTGATCATAATAAAGTACAGAAGAAATATCAAAAACTTCAACAATATAATGATGAAATACAAAAAAATATTAAAAAAATTGAAAAAGAAATAGTTTTTTACTCTCAGAATACAGATTGTCCTACGTGTAAGCAATCCATAGATCATGATCATCGTTCATGTGAAATCACTAACAAAAATGTCAAAAAAGAAGAATTATTAAAAGCTATTGATAAATTGGAAAGTGAATTTGAAAATATATTTGACAGAATGAAAGAAATAGAAAATATACAAACAAAAATAAATGAATTGAATGTTGATGTTTCAAAAAATAATGTTTCTATATCTGCACTGAATCAATATATTTCTAAAATTAATGATGAAATTAATTTATTAACTGTAAAAGGTGCAGATGTGAATGATTCTTTAGAGAAGTTAAAAACATATCAAAAAAATAAAAAATTTTTACATGAGCAAAAAGAGAATTTAATTAATCAAAAAGAATTGTATGATATTGCATACACACTTTTAAAAGATTCTGGTATTAAAACTAGAATTATTAAGCAATATTTGCCTATTATGAATAAACTGATCAACAAATATCTTTCATCTATGGATTTTTATGTATCTTTCAATTTAGATGAAAATTTTAATGAAACAATAAAATCTAGATTTAGAGATGAATTTACTTATGCTTCTTTTTCTGAAGGAGAAAAATCAAGAATTGATTTGGCATTAATTATGGCTTGGAGGGCGATAGCAAAACTAAAAAATAGTATGAATACGAATTTATTGGTATTAGATGAAGTTTTTGATAGTTCTTTGGATTCTGAAGGCACAGAAGATTTATTAAAAATATTGACTTCCATAGGTAAAAATACTAACATATTTGTTATAAGTCATAAAGGAGAAATATTGATCGATAAATTTAGATCTATAATTAGATTTGAAAAAATTAAAAATTTTTCAAGGATAGTATAATGTCTGTTCTACCTCTTGTGAATGAAAAAGATCCTATTTTAAAAACTAAATTAAATGATTTTGATTTTAATGTGGGTGATACTGAAAAAATATCTATTGATTTGATAGATAGCATGTTGTATTATAATGGAATTGGATTAGCAGCCAATCAGGTAGGTATAAATGCTAGAGTTTTTTCTATGATTCATGAAAATCAGAATATTGTGTTATTCAATCCTGAATTGATTTCCGTATCTGATGAAAAAATTAGAATGGAAGAAGGTTGTTTAAGTTTTACTGGTTTATATCCAAAAGTTGTTAGACCATATGGAGTTAGTATAAAATATTTTGATAAAGATAATAAACCTATGATGGCTAATTTTATTAAACTATCAGCGAGAGTGGTTTTGCATGAATATGATCATCTGAATGGTTATACATTTCACGATAGAGCAAGTAAATATGACATGAGTAATGCTAAAAGAAAACGCATAGGATTTCTAAGAAAAAATAAAAAAAGTAAAAGAAAGGACTTGTAATATGGAAGTTAAGACGTTAAAATTAGTTACAGGTGAAGAAGTCATAGCCAGAGTTTTAAAAGAAGGAGATTGCTGGAAATTGGACAATCCGGTTGTTGCTATTCAAACGCCTCAGGGAATGGGTTTAATGCAATATTGTACAACATCATCAGATACAGAGATGACACTTCATTCCGAGCATATAATGCTGATGCTAGATACACGTAAAGAATTGGCGGATCAATATCTTCAAAATGTTACTGGATTGAGTATTGCTGGTCTGAACACTTCTGGATTGAAATTATGAAAGAATGGCAGAAAGGTTATGAATTAGATTATTTGGTCGAAAAAACAAAAAAATTTGATCATTATAACTCTTTCAGTTGTTCTCCTTTTTCTGAAGTTAAGAAAAACAACATACCTGAATATCTAGTTGACGATACATTTAGAGATTTATCTGATTGTGTTTTTGTGGAACGTGTTGCAAAAGTATCTTCTCCTATTAAAATGTATCAAGACATTATTATTGGACATAAGCAAGTAGGTGATACTATCATTGAAAAAATATCATTGCAAAATTCAAAAAAATCTGATAGTTTTATCGAATATATTCAAAAAATAGACACAGGTGTATGGATAGAAACTTGGGCAGAAGATTTATTGACCAATGAAATGATACAAAATTTAACTGGAGTTGAGTATGTAGGAGCAAAAATAACTACTTTTGCTGAAATAAAACACTATTGGTTTAAAGAACCTTCTAATATTTTATTTGGCAGAGATCATGTTAAAGTTCCAGAATATGAATTATATAATTTAGAAAAATTGAATATCGATTCAAATAAAATATTGCCTTTGGTAGAAAGTATTAAATCTAAAATTGACAAATTACCACAATTTATCAATCATTATTCAAATTATAATAAAGGTAAATCTTGGTCTGCAATATCTTTAAGAGGATATAGACCAGAACCGACTTTCATGACAAAACCGTCAGAAATGAATAAAAAATGGCAGGAAGAAAATAAAGATGTGCAGTTTGAGATGCAAGATACAACTTTATACCAAGATTTTGAAGAGGTCAGAGAACTTGTCAATATGCTGAATTCTGATGAAGTGCATAGAATTCGTTTTATGAAATTGACCAAAGGTGACGGAGAGTTGGAAAGACATACTGATTTGGTAGATGATGATAGTGGAATTGCTGATGGTAAATTGATGAGAATTCATTTTCCTATCGTGACAAATCCTAAGGTTGAATTTACATCATGGAGAGTTGATGGAATTCCTAAAAAAGAGCATATGGGTTTTGGAGAAGCATGGTTTTTAGATACTAGAAAACCACATAGAGCAATTAATGCTGGGGATGAGGATAGAATACATTTAGTTGTTGATGTTTTGGCTAGTGAAAATGTTAGGAGTTTATTATGAGTGTATTATTTGAAGATACTGCGGAAGATTTTTTACAACTTATTGGTGACTGGAAAGATCCTTGGCCAGATCCTGTCATCAAAGAACATGAAGGTTTTTTAGTTGTGCGTGATGATTTATTGAATGCGGGATCAAAGGTTAGATTTTTAGATTTCTTGATCGGCAAAGAAAAACATATAAACGAATGGGTTTTTGGTTCTTGCCCTGCTACTGGATATGCACAGATCAGTTTACCGATTGCTTGTAGAAAACATAACAAGAAAGCAGTACTTTTTATGGCGAAAAGAGATATGGATAATTTACATCCATATCAGCAAAGAGGTATTAAAGAAGGTACGATTTATCATTGGGTAGAAAATGGAATGTTACCTGTAACGCAAAAACGTGCAAGAGATTATGCTGCGGAGAGTGATGATCGTATGGTATTACCATTAGGTCTAGAACATCCGACAGTAATTGGTAGTATTATTAGAGTTGCCAGAAACTTATCTGTCAAGCCAAAAGAAGTTTGGACTGTTGGATCTAGTGGAACTTTAAATAGAGGCTTGCAATTTGCATGGCCTGATGCTAGAATGAACGTTGTAGGAGTTGGACATACAATGTCATCCCGTGAAATCGGAAGAGCAACACATTATGAATCTCCTTACAAATTTGATAAACCTGTGAAAAAAGAAGAAATGCCACCCTTTCCTAGTGCGCCAACTTATGACGCCAAGGTTTGGTCATTTGTAAAAAAATATGCATCGCCTGGTGCTTTGATATGGAATGTCGGAGAATGACAAAAAAATATTATTATGAGAGAGCAGATTATGTTCTCAATCATGAAGTTAATAAACCTTTCGAAGAGATTCTTTGGATGTCTGAAAAAGAATTTGTAGAATGGTTGCGTGAAATGCGTAAAGTGATAGTTTATGCCTGGGATGAACTAGGTGTTCCTCCAAGAGTAGGATGGAATCGTAATGACATAATAGATCAATTTAATAAAATGTCAGAATATCCTGTGCATGAATTTTTGCGTGAAGATGTGAATGGCGATAAAAAGATCATACGTAATACATCTGTTATTGGAAATGCTTGTAATCAATTTTTTCCTACCATGATGAAAACACGAATCAATTATTCAAAAAATGATGATGGTCATTCAATTTATGATCATTTTGTTGATGATAATCTTTTTGATAAAGTTTGCAAATATGCTCACAGACATTTTAAACGTGATAGTTTTTATGAGTATTCACAAACTGTTCCTGTTTTTAATCCAGATAAATCGACTACACAAAAACATGATAAAAATTTTTTGATTTCTGCACAAAATGGTGTTGAATGGATTCAAAGATTTGAGAAAGAAAAAAGACACTTGAATACTCATGATTATTGGATTGCACCTTTTTCCGATGATACTGAATATTCAGGTCATAATAAAGAATTGGTTGGTGTAAAATGGTGTACTATCACTAAAGATGATATTCCAACATTAGATATTCCCGATAAATGTTTGGTAAATGCTAACGTTGAGGAAAATGATTTATTCAGAATTAGAGTTTTTGAATATGGAAATAAAATATTTCCAGTAGGATTTAAAGCATTTAGAATATCATGGTGTCAGTATGCTGTAAATTTTCCACCTTTAACAGCAAAGTTACTATATGAAAAATATACTGAACATATTAAAGATCAAGATGTCATTAACATTTTTGATCCTTCTTCAGGTTGGGGTGGTCGTATTCTCGGTGCTATGTCTGTTAAGCCTGATCGTAATATTCATTACATTGGTACTGATCCTAACACCGATCATTGGATTGGAGAAATTGGTGTCACGAAATACGAATATCTCGCAGATTTTTTTAACAAAAATACTACAAGGTCCGTTGGCACTCTTTATCCTCATACTAACACTTATGAGGTTTACCAATTGGGGTCGGAGGTCATTCAACATTCCGATAAATTTAAAAGATACAAAGGAAAATTAGATTTAGTTTTCACCTCACCTCCTTATTTTGCTAAAGAAGCATACTCTGAAGATGAGGAGCAATCATACAAACAATATCCTGTTTATGATAAATGGGTCGAAGGATTTTTAAGACCTACTCTTCAAACGGCTGTTGAATATTTAAAATCTGATCGATATTTGTTATGGAATATTGCTGATGCTAAGTTTGGACCAGATATGTTGCCTTTAGAACAAGATAGTCGTAAAATTCTAGAAGAACTTGGTATGCAGTATATTGAAACTATGAAAATGACATTAGCTTGGATGCCTGGAGGAAATCGTATAGATTCTGAAGGTAGACCGAGTTATAAGAATGCTGTCTATGTGGATGATAAATGGTTCAAATATGAACCAATTTTTGTTTATTATAAACCTTAAATAAAACATTGTTATGTATAAGACAAGACCTATAACAATTTATGAATGTGAACCTAGTGGTGTGATAGAAGATTTAATTTCAAATAAATCTAAATTTCCTTATCATCGTCAAGTTAGAAACAAATCTTGTGTTTTTCCATATCCTATTTTTGAAATTGCAACGTATCAGAAAAAAGAATTTTTTGAAGAAACTATGAGAGTTTGTTATTCTGAAACTCTTTCAGATTTTCAAAAAGAAGTAAAAATGAATGAAATCGCAATGAAGATATGGTTACATGAAAAAACAACAGGTGGTAGAAAAAATGGAACTGGAGGTAGAGATCCTGAAAAACATCGAAAATTTTTAAATTATGATAACATACTAAAAAAATGCTTTACAAATTGTGAAGAGTGTGGTATCGTATTAAATTATTACTTCGGTGCAAACCGATGGTTTTATGAAGAAAGTATTAAGTGTGATAGACCTTCTCTTGATCGTATTCAAAGTGTTTCTGGTTACACGGATGCGAACACAAGAGTCATTTGTTTTACCTGTAATACATTGAAAGGATCAAACGATATTGGTTTTAGGCTTAAACAAGATCAAA